TTTGTATATCAATGCAGGCAAGCGACTATTTAGAGCTTCCGGATCTTGTTATAAATCCGGTGTGGGTGGTTTTAGATGATAAAGCGGCTAAAGCTTATAGAGAATTTGAAACAGATTACATTTTGCAAATCCCTGAGGGCGAAATAACAGCCACAAACGGCGCCGCACTTTCAAATAAGCTTTTACAGCTTTGTAATGGAGCGGTGTACGACGAGGATAGAGGAGTACACCACATACACGACTGCAAGATGGATGCATTGAAAGAGATTATAGAATCATTAAGCGGTCACAACATTTTATTATTTTATAGCTTCCAGCACGACAAAGAACGGATCATGAAAGAGTTCCCGCAGTGCAGGGAATTAAAAACGGTGCAAGACCAAAAAGATTGGAACGAGGGAAAGATTGAGATATTACTTGCACATCCTGCAAGTGCAGCCTACGGGCTTAATTTGCAAGACGGGGGCAACCACATGATATGGTTCGGGCTAAATTGGTCACTTGAACTATATCAGCAAGCTGTCAAGAGATTACACAGGCAAGGACAAAAGCAAAAGGTTATAGTTCATCAGCTTCTCGTAAAAGGCAAAAGGGATGAGGATGTAGCCAAAGCGATTGAGGGTAAGAGCGATACACAGCAAGCCTTGCTTGACAGCTTAAAAGCCAGAATACAAGAAGTAAAGGAGAGATTGAAAAAATGTTAGATTTTGGAAAATTACAGGCGGATGCAGTAAAAAGTATTTGTAAGTCGAAAATTACAGGCCAAGCGGCGGACTATGAATTTTATAGTGTTGTCACGATAGATGGAAACGCATACATACCGCTTGCGTACAAAAGAATATCTTTATACCTGATACCGGAGAAATATAGCTTACTAAATCCCACATTTGCGCAAGTCGGCAAACTGATGGCAGAGAAAATATTAAGGGGTGTAGAAGACACACAGCAGTTGGCGGATACCGATACGATAAGGGTACTAAAAGGCAAGCAACTGAGGGAGTTTAAAACGAAAGACGATAAATCAATTTTTGTAGACGAAAAGCTGTTAAAACCATTCGGGCAGGACGTAATTTATTATGCCGGTGAAAATAGCAACATCGTTTACATAAAAGAAGTTGAGGAGTGGTTAGGCTTAGCGTTTGTTACACGAGTAAAGGAGAATGAATAAGATGACAAGAAAAGAGATTTTAAGATTAGCTGAACAGTGCGTATGTAACGACAGAAACAGACAATATGGAGAACCGGAAGATAATTTTTCAGAAATAGCGAAGCTATGGAACGCTTATCTGGATACAGATATAGGAGCTGAAGATGTCGCAATCATGATGTGCCTTTTCAAGATAGCAAGGCTAAAGAGCAGTTACTACAAAAGTAAAGACAGCTGGATAGACTTAATAGGCTATGCGGCATGCGGCGGAGAGATAGCGACAAGAGGTGAAGAATGAAGATAAAAACAATATATACCTGTGAGTTGTGTGGAACAAGCTACAGCGATAAGGGTAGGGCGGAGCAATGTGAAAAAACGCATAAAACAGGGCTTAAGATTGCTAGAGCAGGGTACTTACCGTATGAGCATAATGCAAAAGGCTTTCCAAATTGGATATTAGTTAGGTCAAAAGATGGGGAAGAGGTAAAATACAGGAGGTGATACAGTGACAGCGAAAGAATATCTAAGACAATTAAAAACGCTTGATAATATGATAAATGCTAAGTTGCTTGAGAAAGAGCGTATGAGGGCTTTAGCAACTAAGGTTACAAGTAACCTAGAGGAGAGAGTGCAAGACAGCGGATCCGGGGGGATAGAGAACACTATCATAAAGATTACGGAGCTTGAGGCACAGATTAATGCTGACATAGACAGGTTGGTAGACTTAAGGGACGAGGCTAGAGTAATGATTGACAAACTGGGCAATAATAACCATAAAGCGATATTATCTATGTACTATGTTTCGAATGTAACATTCGAACAAATAGCTGATTATATGAATTATTCAGTAGCCGGGATTTTTAAAATACATGGATATGCACTGAGAGAATTTAATGAGATTTTTCAAGAAAAGATAAAGAGTGAAAAAAGTAAAAACGAATCTGTGGTATTATGTATACTGGAATAGATGAAAAAAGTAGGTTGCTTTTACTTTTGACATGATTTCCTCCTATTTTATTTTGGGGCAGTCAGGGGCTTGGCTGTCCCTTTTTAATGCAATAAATAAAAACCTCCAGAATATTTTATAATAGCTATTGACATAACGTACACGTTATAGTATAATTATAAATGTAGAGAGGAGGTGAAAAAGTGGGACGTAGCAGAAAAAGAAAAACTCCCGACAGAAGTTGGATTAAACAAATTCTAACGGGAGTTGCTAGCGGAGTAATATCCACACTGATAGGTGAAGCTATCAAGCATTGGTTATTCCGCAAGTAGCAAGAGCAGGGGGCTTGGAAACAAGCTCCCATATAAAAATAATAGCACATAGTCCCACTAAAGTAAATGCTGAGAATATTAAATATAATAGCCGACATATTGATTTATGGAGGCATAGCTATAATTATATTCAATATCGGCAAGTTAGTGTACCATCTGATATTGAAATATAAAGAAAAGAGGAGATAGCTATGTCAATACAATCTATAGCAACAAGGAAGTATGAAGCTAAAATAGGGCTTATATCCAAGAGTTACAAGCTTAAGCGAGAAGTTGTAGAGGCTTTTGCAGAGGCTTGTAATAAGGTGGGAGTAAGCCAAGCAAGTCAGCTTACTAAGATGATGACGGAGTTCATTGAGACAGTGAGAAAATAGGAATAGAATAATAAAGAAAGAAGCTGTATATGTAATATATGCAGCTTTTTTAGTGAGGTAATTATTATGCTCCGAGCATGCCCGTATTGCCAGAGAGTACATGATAAAAAGTACGATTGTGGCAAGAGACCGCAAGAGTTAAAAAGAAATACGGTGTCGAATCGTTTTAGAAATTCAGCAGCTTGGACAAAGAAAAGGAAAGAGATAAGGGAAAGAGATAACAATTTGTGCCAAGCATGCATAAGAGATCTTGAAGGGACCAAAGTAAAGTATAACAGCAAGATGCTATCGGTTCATCATGCCATAGCTATTCATAAGGATTATAGCAGGAGGCTTGACAACGACAACTTATTAACCCTTTGTGCCTATCACCATGACCAAGCGGAAAAGGGAAAGATAAAATACCAAATAATAAAAAATATTATAGATGAGCAAAACGAAAAAGCACGAGATTGCGGGGCTTAGCATACCCCCCGGGGTGAAGATTGTTAAAAATTATACGCCGAAAATACCGACGCCCCACCTTTTTATACAATTTTATCCCACATCAGAATTGGAAAGGAGGACAGCTTATGCCAACACCGCCGAAACCGGTAAACGTTTTAAAACTTGAGAAAAAATCACATAGAACCAAAAAAGAACTGATTGAGAGAGAACGCACAGAGTTATCACTCCTTACAGGAACAACACTAAAAGAGACTAAAGAGGTTAGATCCAACGAGCTGGCACACCGAGAATTCGTAAGAGTTAGAAAACTGCTTAAGACGATTGAAAAGGACGACGACTTGTACGGCGCTATCATAAATCGGTACTGTTTGCTTCATGCGGAGTGCATAGAGTTTCAAGAGAAAAGGGAAAGAGTTTATGGGCAAATGAGAGACCTCGAGGATAGCAAGGACGAGTTTTTTGCCAGCGGGGATTTGAAGGCGTATTACAGCGCAATAACTGCAATGCAAAAAAACCTCTTAGCATTAGATAGCCAAGTGCAAAGCAAAAGAAAAATGCTCTTGGACATCGAAAAGGAAAACATAATGACTATTGCTGCCTCCCTCCGCTCCATACCTAAAAAATCCGACAAAAAAAAGAACCCTCTACTGGAGGCTTTGGCGGATGGTTAAGGATAGCAAGGCTTACATATATGCGAGATGGTGCATAGAAGAACAAGAAAAGAAAACGCCCGTATACGTAAAAAAGCAAGCCGCGCACTGGGTAGAAATAGCGGAGGAGAGAAGCGATAGCGCTTACGTTGATGAAAAAGCTTTTAATAAAATTTGTAAAATACTAAAAATCATGAATCATCCCGACCTGCACGTCTCGATGTACGAGGGTCTGGAAGACTACGCATGGCTACTCATAGTCGCTGTACTTTGTACTAAGTACAAAGGTGTAAAAGAAGACATGAGATATTACGAGACGGCGATACTGGAGATAGCGAGGAAAAACTTCAAGACCTTCGTATCAGCCGTTATTTTTATACTTTTAATGCTCACAGAACCCAATTTTTCTAGGTTCTTTTCGGTTGCTCCGGATTTGGCGTTATCAAGCGAGCTCCGGCAGGCGATAAGGAAAATAATCAAGACGAGCCCAGCGCTATACGACGAACTGGATCCCGCTTTCAAAATTTTACAAAAACAAATCATTTGCAAGCTTAACGATAACGAATACACGCCGCTTGCTTATAGCCAGGACGGCATGGATGGCAAGCTTGCAAATGCTTTTTTAGCAGACGAGGCGGGAGCTTTGGACGAGTACCCCGTGGAGGCTATGAGGTCTTCGCAAATAACGCTTTTTAATAAGCTCGGCATCATAATCAGCACGCAATACCCGAACGACAACAATGTAATGATTGATGAGATAGACATAGCTAAAAAATCGCTAGACGGTTTGCTCGAAGGGCAAAGAGTTTTTGCTCTTTTATATGAGCCGGACGATGAGTATAAGCAGGGCGAAAAGTGGCAGACAGAGGACAATGTAATATATCAGAGCAACCCTGTTGCGGTTTCGCATACTCACGTCTTCGAAGAGATTAAGAAGAAAAGGCAGCTTGCAATACTATACGAAAATAAGCGAGAAAACTTTTTATGCAAGCATTGCAATATACTTTACAAGGGACTAGGAGTCGAGGGCTATATCGACATTCAGAAGGTTAAAGAGTGCAAAAGAGAAAAATCAGACGAGTGGTGGCAAGGTCGCAGGGTTTGGGTAGGCTTGGACTTATCGCAGACTGATGATAATACGGCCGTGGCCATGGTTACGGAAGATGACGGATTTGTTTATGCCAGAATTATGGGCTTTTTACCGACGGATAAGATAGGGATAAAGACTGCTAAGGAGTCTGTAGACTACCAAAGACTTATAAACCAAGGGGAGTGTATGGCATGTGGAGACGAGGTTATTGACTACACAAAGGTAGAGGGCTACATAAAAGAGCAGATTAAGAGCAATTTTGGCGCAGAGGTACAGCAGATCGGATATGATAAGTGGAACGCTATTGCAACAGTTCAAAGACTGGAGCAGGGTGGTTTTACTTGTGTGGAAATAAAGCAGCACAGTTCGGTTTTACATGCCCCGACTAAGCTGCTTAAGGAGCTGATACTTAGTAAAAAATTTGTATACGATGCCAACCGGTTATTGGAAATAAATTTCCAAAACGCGCGGTGTACAGAGGATACGAACTTAAACAAATATGTGAACAAGAAGAAATCCGCAGGTAAAGTGGATATGGTAGTTGCTTTACTAAACGCTATTTATTTACTACAGCAAGATTTGCTTTACGGCGATGGTAATTTTGTCGTACAAACATGCTAAAAAAGGAGAGGGAAATGGATTTTTTTGAGTGGATTAAAAATCGGGGAATTAAATCGAGAGCAGAGCCTGACAGCAGACCGGGAGACACATCAGCCGACGGCGAAAGTGTAGCACTAAGGACAGTTATTCTCGACGATACAATGACAGTAGAGCAGGCGTTAAACGTGCCTGTTTTTGCGGGTTGTATTAACAGAATAGCGGAGACAGTATCAACAATACCCGTTAGGCTTTATAAAAAAGTCGATAATAAGCTGGAAGAGATAGAGGACGACAAAAGGGTTAGGCTTTTGAACGATGACACGGGCGACACTTTGTCAGGTGTGCAGTTTAAAAAGGCAATAGCGAGAGATTATTATCTCGGTCAGGGCGGATATGCTTACATTAATCGCAAAGGGAACAAGGTCGAGTCCTTGCATTATGTAAAAGAGAACGAGTTATCCTTTATGTACTCTACCAATCCGGTTTTTAAAGACTACGACGTTATGATACAGGGCAAGAAGTATAAGCCTTTTGATTTTATCAAACTTTTAAGAAATACAACAAATGGGTACTCAGGTAAAAGCATTATAGCAGAGAGCAAGGATGTCCTTAATGTTGCATACCATTCGCTTAAGTTTGAAAAGATTCTAGTCCAAACAGGCGGAAACAAAAGGGGATTCTTAAAGTCTGTAAGACCATTAGCACAAAAAGCACTTGACGCTTTAAAGCAGGCGTGGCGGTCGTTTTACGGCAACAACACAGAAAACGTAATTTTGTTAAACAACGGATTAGAGTTTCAGGAAGCTAACAACACATCGGTTGAGATGCAGCTTAATGAAAACAAAAAAGTAAACAGTGCTGAAATATGTAAGCTATTCAACATTCCCGCCGCAATTATCAGCGGGGGTGCTACTGAACAAGACAGGGCGGATTTTGTGCAGTTCTGTATACTGCCATTACTGAAAGAGTTCGAATGCTCACTAAACAGAGACCTTTTACTTGAAAGCGAAAAAGGATCTTTTTACTTCGCTTTTGACACGTCAGAGCTTACAAAGGGTGATATAGAAAAGAGGTTTAGAGCATATGAGACAGCAAGTAGAAACGGCTTTTTACAGCTTGACGAGATAAGACTTAAAGAGAATATGCCGCCGCTGGGCTTAGACTTTATAAGATTAGGCTTACAGGATGTACTGTATACGCCTAAAACAGGAGAGTTTTATGTACCAAATATGAATCAAACAGGTGGGTTAAATCAACCAAAGAAAGGAGATGATATGGATGAGAGTGGAAATAAGGTCGGATAGTGTACTTATCGAAGGTTATGTCAACGCGGTCGGTAGAGACTCAAGACCGCTACTGAGTGCAGACGGTGACAGATTTGTAGAACAGATAGTTCCGGGTGCTTTCGCAAGGGCACTAAACAAAAGAGAAGTTAATATGCTACTCAATCATGATGAGTCTAAGATTTTAGGCTCAACACAAACAAATCTTACGCTTACAGAAGATAGTATAGGACTAAAAGCGAGAGCTATCATAAAAGATAGTGATATCATAGAAAAAGCAAGGGAGAAAAAGCTTACCGGGTGGTCTTTCGGGTTCTATGACCTCAATGTAAGAATAGAGAATGTAAACGAAGGGCTAAAGAGGCGATATGTCGAGGACTTGGATCTTGTTGAAGTGTCTATCTTAGATGATACTATGATACCCGCTTATCAAGGCACTTCGATTGAGACGAGGGCAGATACAAAAGGTTTTATAAAGTCGAATGCAATGCTTATTAAAGCGGAGTATTACGAAAAAGGAGAACCTTTTGACTATAGCAACTACAAAGAAAGAATAAAAAGATTGGAGATTGTGTAAGATGATAAAAAGAACATTACATTTAAGAGCTGAAGGTATTAAGAGCCTTCAGGAGCAAAGAAATGCACTTGTGGAAGAAATGAAAGTTCTGTCAAGCAAGGTGGAAACAGAGAAAAGAGCTTTTACAGAGGAAGAAGATGCTACATTTAGTAATTATGAGAAACAAATACAGAGTTTGGATGAGACTATCAAAAAACTTGAAAGGGCAAGGGCAGCTTCTGTTTCTGCAGTTAATAGCGAGCCGGACACTGGGGGCGATAAGGCAAAAGAGGCACTCGAAGAAAGAGCCTTTGCAGCATACATAAGAGGGATTGTGCTAGAGGAAAGAGCCGCTAACCTTACAAAAACCGATAATGGTGCAGTAATTCCGTCGTCTATAGCGAATAAGATCATAGACAAAGTACAGGACATGAGTCCTGTGTACAGTATGGCAACAAGATATAATGTGCCGGGCACTTTGAGTATTCCTTATTACGATGAGGAAACAGGCACTATCGAAATGGGATACAGGGATGAATTTACAGAACTTACATCTTCAAGCGGAAAATTTAAAAGT